TCACGTCTTCAAATATACACCCATGCCAGCGTAAACTGCTGACATGGAACAGATTACAAACGCACTGACGGGCAGCATCAAAAGGGTCACTCGCAACAATCGCGAAGTGATCATCGCCCCCGTTACGATGCTCGTTCCCGGTGTCCTCTCAGGCTCCGAGGGTGCCCTGTACTATCCTCCCGAGGTGTCCTTTCAGGACTACGACGGCTGGAACGGCATGCCGGTCATCGCCAACCACTCCTTCCTCAACGGCGTCCCCGTCTCGGCTCGCAAGCCGGAGATCGAATCCACCCAGAGAATCGGCACGGTCTACAACGCCGGTATCGCCGACAAACTCACGGCCGAGGCTCATTTCGACGTCGAGGACACCCGCCGCGTAGACCGTCGCATCCTCGCCGCACTGGAGCGAGGCGAGAAGATCGAGTGCAGTACCGGACTCTTCGTTGATGCCTCACCGGCTCCGGAGGGTAGCGTCTACAACGCCGTCCCCTACTCCAAGATCGTCCGCCGAATCAAACCCGATCACCTCGCGGTGCTAATCGACGGGAAAGGAGCGTGCAGCGTGTCCGACGGATGCGGTGTCAACAACGACGCAGACGAACGCCGAACGCTCTGGCAGCGACTCGGCTCCCTCCTGGGATTCAACCCAGCCGCCGAAGTGCCGATCGTCAACGCCCTGTCATTCGATCAGATTCGTGAGCAATTACAGAAACAACTGTCGTCGCGATACACGCAAGACAAGCCCTCTTGCTGGATCAGGGATGTCTTTGATGACCACCTGATCTACTGGCAAGGTGACGACTTGTATCGCCTATCGTACGCGAAGACCGACACCGAAGTGATGCTCGGAGCCGAAGATCCAGTCGAAGTCGTCCGTGATGTTAACTACGTAGTAAAGCCCGAAGTTGAGTCAACTGAAAGGGAAACCATGAGCATGAACCGAGAGGCAACGATCAGTTGGCTCACCACCAATTGCTCTTGCTGGAAAGACGAGGGGGACAAGGAAGTTCTCAACAAACTCAGCGATGAGAAGCTGACCAAACTCAAAGACGCGGCGGAGAAATCCAAGGCTCTAGCCGTCAATCAGGTCGCAACGCCTGCCCCCGCTCCGACGCCGGTGGCACCTGCCGCTACGGTCCTGACCACCGCGGAGTGGCTGGCTACCGCACCTCCCGAGGTACGGACGGCAGTCCAGAACTCGATGCGGATTGCCGAGGATCACAAGCAGATCTTAATTGCTCGCATCACGGCGAACGTCGAGAGCGAGGAAGAGAAGAAGGGTCACTACACCCGGCTTGCGACCAAGTCCGTCGAGGATCTGGAGTACCTGGCGAGCCTGATCCCGACCGTCAACCACCAGTCCAATTACCCGCACTACGCAGGGCAGGCTCCGACGCCGAACTTCGTTCTGACCGACAACGAGGCAGCCGACGTTCTCGACCTGGAAACCGCCCGCAAGGGTTACCTCAAAACCGCATAAGGGAGTCTGATCCATGGCAAGCGGAAACAGAATCGTTGTCACTCCCGACCGCGGCTATCCGGTGGAAGGGATCGTCAACACCGGGGAAACGCTCTACCCCGGAATGATTGTCCAGATCGACCCGACACAGTCGCAGGTCGGCGGACGATGGATCATGAAGATCTACAACCGGGACGCCGACGGCGACCGCCCGGCGGGTCCGTTTATCGTCGTCTGCGAAGACCTCAAGCAAGGCAAGACGACCAGTGACACCTACACCGCAGGCGAGCGTATGCAGGGCTTCGTCCCTCTGCCCGGCTGCGAACTGAACCTGCTCTACAAGAACGTCGCAGGAACCGCCGACGACGTGTCTCTGGGCAACCTGTTTATCGTCGATGACGGGACCGGCAAGGTCATCGTCACGACCGGCTCTCCGGAGACCGAGGTCGCCATGGCTCTGGAAGCCGTGACCGATCCGACCGCCGACACGCTTGTCCACTCCATTTGGTCTGGATACTAACCACCACGGGACCGGAACAGAGGGTTACACATGCCACTTTTCGACAATTACCTGCCCGGCAGTGGTTTCAGCCGATCGGCAGTTTCCCCCGTCCTCAACGGTCGTATGCCGAATGCGGACTGGGTTCGCCTACGACAACCGTACCTCGACCGCTTCGGCCGTGCGTGCGTTACGATAACAGACCTCAAGGGTGGATTCACCCGCAACGATTCCAAGGGTGGAGAGCCGAAACCCCTCCTGCGGAATTACCTGATCCAGGAATTGCAGAATCGCGGGATGCCGATGCCGTTGGCAGCCAACGCCGCGACTCTTCGCAAGGAAGAGTGGATTGAACTCGATCGCATGATCACGCTGGCCTATCGCCAACGTCTCCGTGCCGCCGAGGACCTGGAAGCTGCTTCTTCCTACGGCGGGTTCAACGCCTACTCCCGCATGACGCTGGAATATCAGGCGATGAGCGATCCGGGTCAGGCGATCGTGGACATGGACGGTCGCACGGACGGCCGTAGTGATACGCCTCTGTTTATCCTGCGTTCGCTGCCGCTGCCGATCACGCACAGCGACTTCGGCTACTCCGATCGAGAACTTGAAGTCTCAGGCAACCTCGGCTCTCCCCTGGATGTGACCATGGGTGAAGCCGCCGCTCGCCGGGTGGCGGAATCGATCGAAGATCAGGTCATCGGCAACGTCACAGGCGTTACCTACGCCACGCAGACCGCCGGGGCGGGAACGCACACCGGCACCAGCACGGTCTACGGCTACACGAACTTCACCTACCGTCTGACCAAGACGAACTTCACCGCTCCGACCGCGGGCGGCTGGGTTCCGAACACGACCTACAGTGAAGTCCTCGTAGCCCTGAACCAGTTGCGGGCACAGTACAGCTATGGGCCTTTCATGCTGTACTACTCGACCGACTGGGACAGCTACATGGGTCAGGTCTTCAGCGTCTCAGGGGGCAACAACAACAACGAAACCCTCCAGAGTATGCTGGCCAAGCATCCCGATCTTTCAGGCGTTCGCCGCCTGGATCGGCTGACATCGACCTACACGCTCATCTTCGTGCAGATGACCAGCGAAGTAGCTCAGATGGTCAACGGCATGGAGATCAACACCGTGCAGTGGACCGAGAAGGGCGGGCTCGACCGCCGCTTCAAGGTCATGGCGATCAAGGTTCCTCGCCTGCGAGCGGACTACAGCAACCGCACCGGCATTCTGCACGGAACCACGGCGTAATAAGAGACCTCTTTTGTCAGGTGTACCGTACGGTACACCTGACATCCCACATCCACGCGAGAGACTCATGGCAACAGCGATCAAGAAAGTCAAAGTCAAGGAACAGGGCGGCACCTTTCGTCTACTCGTCGGCGATCATCTCGACTTCGGACCTCCCGGCTGCGAATGCGAAGACTGCCTACGCTCCGGCGGTCGCGACCACAGATACCAAGCCAAACGCTACAACCAACAGACCGGCGAGCCGATCGACGGTCCCGATTACGACGGTGACCTGATCGAGTCAAAGCACGACCTGGAAGCACGGTTCAACAAGGGACCGTTCAGCCGCAAGTTCGAGCGGGTCTATCAGGACCGACCGACCTTCGCCGCGTTGGTACAGCCGAACCTGGAAGCGATGTCGGTCAAGGAATTGCAAGAACTGGCACAGGATCAGGAGATCGACATCTCCGGAGCCAAGACCAAGGAAGACCTGTTACGCATCCTTCGCCGCAAATAATCCCGTACCTTTTCGCCGTCACTGAATTGATTCCGAAGAGATACAGGAGGCGAGATGTTCGACCTTTTCGCACAGACGACGGACCCGATCAGCGGCGGGGCAGGCTGGGTAGGGACAGGACTCCTTGGCGGCGTCCTGTCTTGGTTGATGTTTGTCTACCTTCCTGCCAAGGACAAGCAGATCCGGGAACTCCTTTCCGAGCAACGCAACGAACGAAATGATGACCGCAGTGATCGCATGAAGATCGCCTGCGGTCATCAGGAGGCGTTGGCGCAACTCATCCGATACGACCACGAACGTAGCGAGAAGGAGCGGTCCGCCTTCCTGGCTCGGACCAATGCCGTCGAAAACGCGATCAATCGCCAGACTGCCGAACTCCGGCAGGAAATCAAGGAGGCTCTTGCCGCGGCGAGAGCCTATGCCGACATCGCGAGATTGTCGGCGGAACACCATATCGTCCCCATCGAGTCTAGCCAGAAGAAGTCCACCTAATCTTGAGGGTATCTCATGGAAACGGATCTGGGCGATTTGCTGGTGAAGTTGCGAGCGATCAAGCTCGCCCTGGATAACACAGGACTCATGCAGGGCGCGGCAAACATCGCAGGAACTCTCCTGGGTGTCCTTGCCTCGCTGGTCGTAGCCTGGAAGGTCTATCTCTGGATCTCCGCTACCGTCGCCAAGGTCATGAGCCTGACCGGTAAGGCGACTCTGTTCGCCTACCGCCTCGTTCGACCGGAGCGGAAGGTTGAGGAAGCCGCCGCTCTCGTCCTGGCTCACCTGGACTCACAGGATGCGATCGTCAACACCGACGAGTACGGTATCACCGAACTGGTCACGGAGAGCCTAACCTTTCGTGTCGGCTCGCAGAAAAACATCCTCTCGATCAAGACCGATGCGGGTTATGACCTGCTGCCGGATCTTCTGCCGCAGGACCGAAAGTTAATTGACCGCAAGGTGCCGCAAACGATCGCTCGTGTCCTCGAACGCGATCGTGTCAGCCGACTCAAAACCATCCCCTCACACGCAAGAAGTGAAGCATGACCAGACGCATCCACGCTGCCTGTTTGCTGCTTCTTCTCCTTGGTGGAATTGCTTCTGCCGAGGTGAAGATCAAGGGCGGAAAAGAGTATGCCCCTCACAGCCCGATCATCCTGAAAGCCTCTGACGTTACATCGAACAAAGCCTCGTTTCTCTGGGACGTTGAGGGCGGGGCGTCCTGTGTCGAGGCTGGTGAGACTCTATACGTCTGGGCCGCTCCCGGCGAGTACAAGGTTACGCTGACGGCGATCGACTTCGAGGCAAAGAAGGTCGAGCGAGCCAAGTTCTCCTTCAAGGTGACAGGTCCAACCCCGACACCTGGACCGGGACCGACACCTGGACCGACGCCGAATCCGGATACGCCCGCTCCGATCCCGCTGGCGGGGTTGCGGGTGCTGATTGTCTACGAGTCCAGAGACGCTACCACCCTCCCGGCGGGGCAGCAAGGACTCCTGTTCGGCAAGGCGTTCCGTGATCTGCTCAATGCCTCCTGCGTGACTGGTAGCGACGGGAAGACCAAGGAATGGCGGATCTGGGACAAGGATGTGGCGTTGGACGGAGCCGAGGCTCACTGGGCTACCGCCATGAAACGCACACGCACGTCGGTGCCGTGGATTCTCATTTCCAACGGCAAGACCGGCTACGAAGGACCGTTGCCCGCTAGCGTCGATGAGGCTACGACCCTGATCAAGAAATACAAGGAGTAACCCCATGGCCGAACGACTGAACGGGCAATTGATCATCGACGATTCCAGTTACAAGGAGGTTCTTGGAACCACGATCGACGGCGTCCTGATGGGGACCGGTGCCGTACCTCGCGACTATACCGTAGACCCCGTGGAGATGTTTGAACCACCCTCGGCCATCAAGCTGATCCCACGATCGGAGTGGTCAGCCCGCATCAAGGAGATGGAAGAAACCAAGTCGCGACTCTCGGACGTTCGCGGCGGCATCCCGTCGCTGAATCAGGGACCGGTAGGGTATTGCTGGGGGCACTCTACCGTTCATGACGTGATACTTCTGCGGGCACTATCCAACCAGCCATACGTACCGCTGTCAGCCTATGCGGTGGCCGCAATCATCAAGGGCGGTCGTGACGAGGGCGGATGGTGCGGGCTATCGGCAAAGTTCCTCAAGGAAGTCGGCGTTCCTTCCCAGGATTTCTGGCCGCAAGGCAATCGATCGCTAAGTCTGGATACCCCGGAGATGCGAGCCAACGCCGCACTGCACAAGGTCACCGAGGAGTGGATGGACCTCACCCGTCCCGTCTACGCCAACGATATGACCTTCGACATGGTCATGTCGTGCTTGCTAGCCCGCACACCGGCAACGGGCGATTTCAACTGGTGGGGGCATTCGGTCTGTCTGCTTGACCCCGTCGAGGTGGAACGGGGATCGTTCGGTATCCGCATCTGGAATTCCTGGGGTGATGAGTGGGAGGATCGCGGAATGGCAATCCTTCGAGGTTCCAAGGCAATCCCCGATGGAGCCGTCGCCCTTCGTGTCACCGGTGCAAGCGACAAGTGAGGACACCATGCGAGCAATCCTGATCATCCTGTTAATCGCATCGGCAAGCCTCGGCCGTCCTGCTCAGGCTCCATTGCCTCCGCAGGGTCCGCCCGTCCGTAGCGTATGTGACTGCTCTGAGTGCGGTCCCGGCTGCAACTGCCGGTTCCCCGGCGAATGCTCGGCTCACTGGAGAAAGTCGCCCAACGATCAGTACGGGTTATTTGTCGGCGACAGGCAGGTAGGCGTCTGGAACGGAGAGGGTTACTACCCAATCGTCGGCGGACAGTGGGGAAAGAAATGTAAGACCCCACCGGTTCCCCTGCCGAAGCCGGAGATATCCAGATTGCCGCGACCGCAGGTGTACATTCCGCCGCGTGTGCTGGGCGGCGAGTTGGTGCCGCTATCTCATCATCCGATTCCGGCGGCGTACATCCAGCCGATGTATCAGCCGCAGTATCAAACATTCGCTCCTACCTACGTTGGTGGGAGTTGCTCAGGCGGCACCTGAAGCCGCTGACTCAATCACTCCAGTTTGGAGAATCCCATGGCTGACTATCAGTATCCGACTGCCGAACAGTTCGCGGCCGAGTCCAAGGTTGTAGCCAACCGCATCCTTGCAGGCATCGGCAGCAATTCTCGCTGCGTTCTCGCGGGTAATTGCGTCATCGGCTACGCCTCCTCGATCATTTTCCCCTCCGACGGCGGACCTGTGCCTGTCGGCAGTACCATGCCGTGTAACACGCCGGGCGAGGCGGCGGACATCCTCCTGCAAGCCTCGGCAGTCCGCGGCGAAGGCGTTGGAGCGTTCCCCTGGGCTGCGTTGATCTCGGTCCTGATGCCGCTCATTCTGGAGTGGATCAAGACCAAGTAAGCCTGCGTTGTTGCAGCGTGGGCGTGGCGGGAGGTGGATTCGAGTCCCACTCTCCCGTCACTTTACACAGAGGAGTAGCCATGGCGAGAACATCACAGGGAGCGGTCCAGGCGATCTTGTTGGACGACTACGACAGCGTCAACAGTCCGTCGCTACAGCCGTTTATCGACACCGCCAACGTGATCGTCTCACGTGTCGCCACCTGTGCGACAGCCAAGGGGAAGACCCTCTCCTCAACCGAGTTGGAGTTGATCGAACGCTGGCTTGCCGCTCACGGCTACGCCATGGTCGATCAGCCTTACCAGAGCAAGACCACACAGCAAGCCTCGGCTACCTTCCAGGGAAGGACAGGCATGGGACTCGAAGCCACGAAGTACGGGCAGCAGGCTCTCTCCGTGGATTACTCCGGATGCCTCAAGGCGATTGCCTCGGGCAACAGGAAGACGGCGGGTCTAACCTGGGGCGGCAAGGCGGAATCGGAACAACTGGACTACGACGAGAGGAACTGATGCCTCCCATCGAGCGAGTAAACCGGCACGACGACGCGATCCTCTGGGATGTTACCGGAGTCGATGCCTATGGTGAGCCTTTGCGGGATGATCCCGTCGAACTCAAGGTTCGCTGGGAGAACAATCGCTCCGAGATGCTGGACGCGAACGGGCAATCCATCACCGTCGATGCCACGGCGGTCGTTGCTCAGGATGTGACGGTCGGTGCCCTGATGTGGCAGGGGTTGCTCGATGACTGGTACGGAACGGGCAGTTCCGGCTCGGATAACGGTCTCTGCCAGGTCGTAGCCTTTTCGAAGATTCCTGATCTCAAGGGTAGAAACTACCGCCGCACGGTCGGGCTGATGCGGTTCCGGGGAACCCTCCCGGCTCTGGATTCGTAGGGGTAGTTCATCCAGGTGTACCGTACGGCACACGTGAGAATTGAGAGTTGAAATGGGCGTGAAAATTGAAGGCAAGGCAAACGTGATGGTCGCGATCAACGGAAGGTCGCTCAAGGGCAAGAAGAAGCTGACCGTCAACGTCGGCTACAAGGCGGATTACGCTGTTCATGTTCATGAAGACCTGGAGATGCCGCACAAGACCGGACAGGCGAAGTTCCTCGAACAGCCTATCCGGCAGATGCAAGGACAGATGAGACGAACATTGACAACGGCTCTGAGGAATCACGAGGGGTTGGAGACGGCGTTGAAGAGAGCAGGCAATCAACTGCTCAAGGAGTCGAAGAAACTGGTTCCGGTCGATACCGGATACCTCCGAGACAGTGGCTTTGTCGAGGTTGCGTAATCGTAGGAGAGTTTAACCGTGAATCTCAACATTACCGTGAACGAAGCCGGATCTCAACCGGAAGTAACGCCGGGCGTTTACAACGTCCGCGTGCGATTCAACGAGACGGACGCGGGGCAGCCGTCCGGCCCGTTCTCCTCACGCGAGGCGGCTGAGGCGTTCGCACAGAAGGCAATGTGTCGCGATGGCGTGCTTCGCGTGGAAATTGAGGAGGTTGTTTAATGGCTACTCTCACGGAACTCAAGAGTCTGTTCACTGACCCTGTTCTGGGCGACAAGATCGAAGCCGCATGTGTGATCGTCGCCGAAGAGATTCGGGTTGAGAATACCGGCACGACCAACCACGCCGAGCGTGTCCTCTGGGCGAAACAGGTATGGGCGAACAGTGCCGGGTCGCGGGACTCGATGCTCAAAGCTCTACTTGGAACCAGCAACGGGCTTGCGGTGGCGTCCATCACCGGGGCTTCCGACGCAGCCATCCTTGCGGCTGTACGAAATGCCGTGAATGTCTTCGTCACAGGAGGGTGATTCGTGGACTACTACGCCGTACTGATTCCTGAATTGCAAGACGATCCCCTCAGTCGTGGCTACGCAGGCATGACCGATGCGGAGGCGTTGGCAGTCCGCAGGGATGCCAACCGCACCAGAGTGTTCGAGGCTCGCATCACTGAGCTTGGCATCATCAAATCCATCACAGAGGCAACCGGCGACCCTGCAAACGGCGAAGGCTTCATGCAGGCTCTCGAAGCCGTTGGGGCTGGAATGCCGCTCATCAAGCGAATGCTCAAGTGGCTACAACCCGGCGCTCCCGGTCTGGATATGGGCGATCCCCATGTTCGCGGCACGCTCGATCTCCTGGCATCCACACCCGGTACAGGCATCACTACGGCAGCGGTAGCGGCGGTAAAAGCAACGGCGGAGGCGGCTTGCTCCCGAGCCGAGGAACTGGGGATTCCCGACGTGGGGCGAGGTCATATCAAGTCCGCACGCGAGTTGATCGCAGGGGGTGCGTAAATGGCATTGCCTGACTTTTTTACCTGCCAGCAGGGGACGGCGATCATCTGGGGTGAATCCGGGGCGTCAGGAGTGACGGCTACCCTCTCCCTGGACGCACTCGCTTCGACAAAGGCTCGCATGGGGGCGTCCGTCGATCTGGGGGCGAACTGGCACCGTACCTATCTGGTGACGTTTATCGTGGAGACAGGGACCGCTCCCACGGCAGCGTTGACGGCGGATCTGTACCTCGCTTGCAGTTACAACAATTCCACCTGGCCGGGCGGCGTGACGGGTTCGGATGCCGCCTACAAGGACGGTGAGGAAGCTGAGTGGCTGAAGCAGTTGGGCGGCATGGCATCGCAACTTGTCGCGACCAACGACGGCAATACGGTACAGGTGCAACAGCCGAGACTGTGGACACCGAAGGGGCGATATGTGACCCCTGTTGTTCACAATCAACTCGGTACGGCATTCCGTGATGAGGCGACCGCGACCGACAACGGTAGCCGGGTGATTCTCATCCCGATCATCGAGAACGTACAGGATGCCGCACCATGACCGGATACGAGTCTATCCCTGATTTCGTGGACTGGACGCAACCCATCAATTGGGGCGACCCGCTCAATTTTGGGCTGGTGGCGAAGTATCTCGCCGTCGAAGGTGGCGGATACGGCGGGAGCAAGTGGCTGGATTTGTGCGGCAAGAACAACGGCACGCTCACCAACATGACGAGCGGGTACGGGTGGCAGGGTTCGCAAGGTAGACATGGCGGCTGGGGGTCGATGCGGTTTGATGGGAGTGATGATGTTGTGGCCGTCTCTTCCACAAGTAATTTGCCTTCTGGAAGTGCGGCAAGAACTTTCGTTTGTTGGGCATATATCGAATCGTATGTCAACCATGTAAACATGGCACTGATGGAGCAGCGTTCGAGCGGCGGTCAGTCCTTTACCCTTCTCGTATCGCTATTAAGCTCGACTTATTATTTGTTCACGGATTCGGCCAACCCTGCAAACAACATTACGATATCCGGTAGCGAGGTTCCGCAAGCAGGCAGATGGAATCAAATTGTATTTGTTTTTTCGGGAGCCTCCGCATGGACATACTACCTTAACGGAGTGCAGACCAAGACGGGTAGTTTCGGGGTCGCAATCAATACGAACGCTGCTGCTCCGAGTCTGAATCTCGGACGCAGAATCTACGGGGCAAGCGGTACATTAACAGGCAAACTGGACGACATTTCCATCTACAACCGAGCCTTATCCTCTGCTGAAGTCGCCGGACTGTACGAAGCCTCGATGTCTCACTACCCCACCCAGTTAAACCGATTCGCCTACCGCCGACGCTACGTCACCGTTGGCGGTTTCAATCCCGCGTGGGCCGCACATTCCACCATCACACTACAGCCGGGGATCTGTGCATGAAAAAGAATGTCGCAGGCCAGACTGTTGCGGCTCAGTTGATAGCATCCGCTGACGGTTCCAACGTCACCACCGGCACCACGACGGTTTACGTCCTCGGCGACGGTGGAACGCAGGGGGCTGGATCAGGGACGGTTACACACGAGGGGAACGGACTCTGGAGTTACGTTCCAACGCAAGCCGAGACGAACTACGATCACGTCGCGTTTACCTTCACGAACTCGTCGGCGATTACGACAACGGTGCAGGTGTATCCGTCCTTCCCGCAGACGGTGGACAATGCGACGAACATCACCGCGATTAAGACCAAGACCGACTTCCTTCCCTCCGCCACGGCGGGAGCGGCGGGCGGCGTATTCATCGCCGGGACGAACGCTCCGGTGACGATTACAGGCTCGGGCGATGCACTAACCCTGAGTTCTACAGGGGGTAACGGTCGCGGAATTTACGCGAGCGGAAACGGCACCGGGGCGGGCATCCGGGCGTCTGGAGGTGCCACCGGCGACGGGATTACAGCAATATCCACGGCGGGCAACGGTATCTCGGCGTCCTCGACAAGCGGTCGCGGAATCTCGGCAACCGGCGGCACGAACAACCACGGCATTTACGCGGCCGGAACCGGGACCGGGTCCGGTCTTACTACGGCGGGCGGACTGACCGGGCACGGGATCTACGCCGCCGGCGGCGGCACTTCGGGCAACGGCATCACGGCGACCGGGTTAACCTCCGGGCACGGCATGAGCCTGCAAGGGACCGGTTCCAGCAAACACGGGCTATACGCGGGTGGAGGTGCGTCGGGAACCAGTGACGGTATTTACGCTACGGCAGGAAGCGGCGGCGTCGATATCCGGGGGAATATCACCGGCAATCTCACCGGAACCGTGAGCGGAATTGCGGGCACTATCACGACACTGGACGCACTAAACACGTCCCTGTCCTCCACACACGGCGCGGGTTCGTGGGAGACGGCGACAGGGTTCAGCACACTCACCACGGGAGATATTCCCACCACGGCACAGATAGCCGATGCGGTATGGGATGAGGCGCTCTCAGGGCACGCAACGGCAGGATCGACGGGGGCGGCTTTATCCGCCTCGGGAGGTGCGTCTGATCCGCTCCTCAACACGGTCCCAGGCTCCTACGCCTCCGGTACGGCAGGTCATGCCCTCGGCAGGATCGGCTCCGCTCGCGTGACGGCAACCTCTCCAGTGGCGACCGGGGGAGACGTCACGGTCACCTACGGTGATGACTATTACGCAGCCGACGGCAGGGCATTGGACTGGACGGGAACCTCTACGAACATCTGGCCCGATCTGACGTCGGCGACCATTACGGTCTACGTCGATGACGGAAACCTGACCATCACCGGCTCAGTCGTTACGCCCACAGGGACGCAGAAGGTACGCTGTCAGCCGACGGCGATTGAGACGGCTACCCTGACTCCGGGCGTGTACGACTTCGACGTGAAGGCGGCTCTGGCATCCTCGGCTCATGTGGTTACCCTGGTCCGCGGGAAGTGGACCGTCACCGACTCGGAGAGTGTCTAATGGCAGGATCGTTGGCACACTCCCCGGCGGATATCCTGCGGTACTCCCTGATCGCTCTGGGACTGGGAGCCGACCCGACCGCGGTGTCTCCGACCTGGCCGATCTACGTGGGGGCGGAACCCAACGTACCGGATAACGTAATCACGCTCTACGATACGGAGGGCAGATCCGATGGTAGAATGAACCCTACCGGAGAACGAGCGGAGCATCACGGGATACAGGTCCGCGTTCGTGCGATCAATCACACGACCGGATACGCCAAGGCGCGGGCGATTGCCGTAGCCCTGGATGAGTCGATCGTTCTCACGACGGTCACGATCAGCGGCACAACCTACCTGATTCATGCCGTCAGCCGGACATCGGACGTGATCCCTCTCGGCAAGGACGTCTCCACTAGCAAGCGAAGTCTTTTCACCATCAACGCTCTTGCGGCTCTGGTGTCGATGTGACAAACGAACCAGAGGAGAAGCAATGGCGGCACCAACACCGACAACCCGGCAAGATCCGGGAGGCATTTATCTCAAGGACGGCTATCGATCGCTCATCACGATCGGCGTCGATCCGGATCTGTCCCTGTGGGAAATAGGCGTCAAGCCTCCCGGCATGGACGGCGGAGATGCCATCAACACGACCACGATGCACAACGATACTTACCGCACGATGGCTCACCGTGCGTTGAAGACCCTCACGGAATCGACTTTTCGATTCGCCTACGACCCGGCGGTCTACTCTCAGTTGGAATCGCAGATCAACGTCGATACGACGATCACGCAGCGATTCCCCGACGGCTCGACGCTCGCTTACTACGGCTTCCTGCAGAAAGCCGAGTTTGATGAGTTGGTCGAGGGCGAGATGCCGACCGGAACGGCGACCGTTTGCCCGACGAACTTCGACCACGTCAACAAGGTCGAAGCCAGTCCTGCCGTTGCGTCCGTCGCCGGAACGTAATCCTTTTTCCGTCAGGTGTACCGTACGGTACACCTGACAAAAGAGGTAGATTATTCCTGAACGATCCCACCCTACCCACACTGAGAAAATCATGAACGAAGCACTCGAATTCGACCTGGCTCCAATCTCCGTTTCGGTCACCATCGGCGGCAAACCCTACGTCCTCAAGGAAGCCTCCGAGGATGCGGCGAGGCAGTGGAACAACGCCAACCTCAAGGCGATGAAGATGTCCGACGGCAAGCTCTCCGGCATGGACGGGGTAGCCGACAATGCCTCTTTGCTGATCTCCCTGTGTCTGTTCGACATCACCGACGGCTTCACGTCTCCGGTCTCCCTGGCGACAATCCGCTCGTGGCCGCACCGGATCACGAAGCCGCTCTTTGAGAAGTGCAAGAGCATCTCCGGACTGGGTGAATCCGGAGATGAGGACAGGGAAAAAAAGTCCTGAACCGTTGGCGGTTCTACCTTGACCTCGCCAGGGAACTTGGCAAACACCTGCACGAGGTCATGGGCTGGCAAGGACCGTTGACGCACCGGCAAGCGATCGTCTGGCAAGCCTACCTGGAGGATCAGTGGGAACGTCCCTCACGCTCGGATTTCTACTTGATGCAGATCGCTTGCGAGGCAGCTTACTCCAATCGCAAGCGACCATCCAAGGTGAAACTCGACGCCTTCAGGATCGAGTTCCGGGGTGGGAAAAAGAAGCTGGATCTGCCTGTTGTTCCCGGCGGTCCTCGGCCGGTCACGAGGGATGACATTGCCAGGATTCACAAGGAGCGAGCAATCGCCATGGCGAAAGCGGCTAAACCGCAGGAGCGTAAACGATGACCGCGACGGAACTGGAGAGGCTCGTTGTCAGGCTCCTGGGTGACGCCACCCACTACGAAAAGACGCTCAATGAAGCCGTCTCCATGACTCGCACGGCAACAGGCGAGATCATGCGAGTGGCTCAGGAGTTGACCGACACCTTCGGTCGTGAAGCCGTCGGCAGTTTCACGCACTTCAATGCTGCGATGACGGAGAGTACCGCCATCATGCAGTTGACCGAAGACGAGATGAAGCAGATGGAAGCTCAGGCGCTTTCCCTTGGAGCCAAGGGCAAGCAAGGTCCGACCGAGTTGGCACAAGCCTACTTCTATCTCTTCAGTGCGGGTATGTCCGCGAAACAATCTCTTGCTGCTCTACCTGCCGTACAGGCATTTGCCACGGCAGGTGCGTTCAACCTCTCCGAGGCTACCACACTCGCCTCCGATGCTCAGAAGGCGTTGGGGCTGGACAGTATTGACGCAGCCGAGAATATGCGTGAAATGACACACGTCATGGACGTATTGGTCAAGGCGAACACGCTTGCAAACGCGAACGTACGGCAGTTCTCCATCGCTCTTACCTCCGACGCTGCCGCCGCACTCCGAGCCGTAAACAAGGACGTGGAGGAAGGTGTCGCCGTCCTTGCGACCTACGCCGACAGAGGTATCAAAGCCGAGGTTGCAGGTTCCTCTCTGGGTCGCGTGATGCGACTCCTGGCACAGTCAACGATACAGAACGCCAAGGCACACCAGAGGCTCGGGTTCTCCGTCTACGACTCAACCGGCAAGATGCGGAATTTCGCGGATATCATCAGTAACCTCGAAGACATCATGGGAGGCATGTCGGACAAGCAGAAGGCGGCAACGCTGACCATGTTGGGGTTCCGAGCATTGACTCAGCGTGCCATCATGCCCCTGATTGGTGCCTCGGAAAAGATCCGCGAGTATGAGAAACAACTACGTGCTGCCGGTGGAACGACGGGCGACGTTGCCGCCAAACAAATGCAGTCGCTTGCCAACCAGTTGAACGTCCTCAAGAACACCTTCTCCGCAGCCGCCATCGAGGTAGGGCAGATGCTCGCCCCTGCGATGCGGTTCGTCACGTCGATGGTGACAGGTGCGATCGACGCATGGAGGAATCTGGACGCGGTGGTGAAGAAGACCGTCATCGGATTCCTCGGAGCCGGTGCAGGTATCCTTGCCGCCATTCCGGGGTTGAAACTCCTTCAAGGGGCGTTTGCTTTCCTGCCTGCTCCGATGGCGATTCTGAAGGGTGTTCTTGCCGGTGTTCTCAGCACGGTCCTGATGATCATCAATCCCGTCAAACTGATCGCCGCATCCTTTGCGGGCGTGTGGGGAATCGTCAAACTGGTCGGTACAGGGCTATTGCTCTGGTTCAATCCTACCTTCGTTGTGCTGCGTACCGTCCTGTCCATCGGGGCTGCCGTCATGGTCCTGATCAAGAGAGCCGGAGGGCTGGAGGAGGCATGGAGAAAGGTTGAGGAGTCGATCATCGGTATCTGGGAGTGGCTTGCTCCGATCGGTGAGGCTCTTGGCTCCCTTTTCCGGTCTGCCTTTACGGTGGGGATCAATGCCGCCCTGGACGCGTTCGACAAGATGGGCAAGGTCATGCTCGACACGCTCACCTGGGCGTTCGGCTCAATCAAGATCGACTGGGAGTCCGTGCAATACGTCATCGTCTCAGGCATCAAAGCCGTTGAACTGGTTATCACCAACCTCGGCAACATCATCGCCATGGTCGGCAGTGGTGGAGGCGATTCCTTCGGTCCCATGATCGAATCGGTCAAGGATTTCGGTATCGGTGCTGCCAAGGCGGCGGTTGATTTCGTCTCCGCCTACAAGGACGTGATAGCCTCGATCGTTATCACCGCCGCAACGGTCTACACCCTCGTGACCGCCTACGGCATTCTCAAGACCTCGATCATCACCACTCATGCCGTCCTTGCCGCTCTGGGCGTCTTCCAGATCTTCTCCACGGCGAAGTGGCTGATCATGACGGTAGCCGTCGCAGGCTATAACGCAATCATGGTGATTGCCAACGCAGTGACAGCACTCTTCGCCATGTCGGTTGCTTCCCTGGCCGTCACCGCTCTTGGTGCCATGGTCGCCGCACTTGCAGCGGTAGCCGTCGGCTTTGCTATCTTCGTTGCCGCTCCCTCGATCATCGCAGCCGTGGGCGGAGCCTTCATGCTCTTGCTCTCACCCGCTCTTGCGGTGTGGAAGACCATCGAGAACGTCGGAACCGCCATCGGGCAGATGGAGTCCCGCAAGGGAGCAATCGCGACGATAACCGAGATGTTCGCCGAATGGGGTGGCGTCATCGGCGACATCTCCCGCGCGATGCAGGTCGATATGGGGATTGCCTGGAAGTTCGTCGAACAGGGCGGACGACTGGCCGTTGAACAAATCAAGGCTCTCTGGCCTCCGCTCTGGGACATGGTCATTCGAGGCTTCGACAAGACCGCAGCCGCCGCGGGTGAGTTGTTCTTCATCCACCTCTCTACCGGCATGGCTCGAGCCGTAACCGCGATGGCGAAGCTTCCCGGCGGTATCCTCAAGCTCATGGGCGTCGATGAAAACTTGGTCGCCGCCTTGCAGATGGCTCCAGGCGTCGGTCTGGCAGGGATTTTTGGAGCCATGGGCATCGGAGGCGACTCCGACGTGAAACGCATCGTCAAGAACCTGGGTCGCGACATGAAGGAACTCAACAAGGATTTCAAGATCGACGATACCGGCATCAAGGATGCAAGGAAGGGCTTCGAGGCACTTCGCAAGGAGCTTGAAGACGCAGAGTGGGACAAGATATGGGAGGAGCTAGACCGGCAGATGGGCGAGACGGGCATTGAAGAGAAGGCAAAGGAACTTGCCAAGTCCGGTGAGAAGCTGGGGACCGGGTTCGGGAAGGAGATGACCAAGGGGCTTGAGCGTGAAATCGGCAAGTTCGATGCGGTCCTGTTCGGCTCCGCTGAGTCTGTAGCCAGGTTCGCAGACTACCAAGAGCGATTGGCCAAGGGCGGAGATTCTACCTTCACCGCGACGACGAAGGTCAATCAGGATCTCGAAGACCGTATCCGCGACGTCGAAGATTTGATCGTCGCGAAGGAGACCAGAGACATCCTCAAGAGGATCGAGAAGAAGGATGGACTGGGTATCGAGGTTGCCGTAGCCTGATCGCAGGCACGCCTGAAAGGTTGACGCAATATCCCGGTCGGCATATCGAATAAAGGTACGCGAGAATCGATTCTGCTACCCACAGGTGTACGATAAGCCGACCGGAGACGTCCCCATGCCTATCTCATTTCACTGCCGATCGTGTAGGGCGAAAATAACGATTCCCGACGGTGCCGCAGGAAGATGGGTGACATGCCCGGCGTGCCAATCCAAGGTGGTCGTTCCCGGTGAGATGGTGGATACGGCGACCAGGAGTCAGCCGGTCGCAACACTTCCGCAGGCAATTCCGGTTCATCCTCTGGAGATCAGGCAGACCAAGGAATGCCCGCTGTGCAATGAGTCGATCCTCATTGCCGCGAGGAAGTGCAAGCATTGCGGCGAGATCATCGACCCGGCGTTACGATTCCAGATCGAGCAAGCAAAGCCACAACAGATCATTCAGGTTATCACCAACAACGACAACGCCTCGCAATCAGTCGCCGATGCTACCGCGAAGGCGGCTTCGACCTCAAAGGCGGTCGCGATCTCTGATGGGACTGCAACTCTTGCCGGGTGTGCGATCTTGCTGGCTCTCTTCGGCTTCTGCGGTCTTACCTACATGGGATGTGCCGCTCTCTCCAAGAAAGAGGCGAAGCCGAGCAATCCACCTGCCGTGATGCGGAGCAAGTGACTTTTTCAGGTGTGCTGTGTGCTACACCTGAAATTTAGTTACCTGCACTTCCATCTAGCAGTGATCGCGAATACACTTCACAGGAGAACATTCCTTTTCCGCGGTGAAGTTTGGCGACCCGACTCCATGGCATCCACTCCGTCAGTGCGTCACGTGACAGCGACGGCTACCGCACCTACAAGGTCAAGTTCCTCGTCGAAGCCGGTCTGACCGACGGACCCTCTCTGGTCATGCTGACCTCGGGATTGCCTGTCCCCGGTGCCGCGTGGAATCTCAGCCTTGCCTCACACGGATTGTCGGACTTCGACCTGTGGTGCTGGTTCAAGCCCGACATGACCATTGCCAGGCACCAGGAGCGGGAAGGCGAAAAGGATCGCTGGTGGTCGGTCGAGATGACGGCGACCAACAAGCCTGCCGAGTCCGGATCACGCAATTCGCAACGCTGCCAGGAAATCGAGATCACCAACCCCCTCCTTGAGCCTGCCAAGGTCTCAGGCAATTCCGTTCGCTACACCGAGGAAGCGGTTCGCGATCGCTTCGGGTTAACCATCGTCAATTCCGCCTGGGAGCAGATTCGAGGTCCGCAGGTCGAGTTCGACGTCTGCCGGGACACGGTCACAATCGAACAGAATGTCGCCGTGCTGCAAGCCGAGGTCTTCGGACCAATGCGGAATACGGTCAACTCCAAGACGCTCTGGGGCTTGCCGAGACGATGTATCAAGTTGTCCGACACGCGATGGGAGAAGAAACGCTACGGTCTTTGCTTCTTCTACTACACCAGGATCTTCACCTTCGACATCTGGGTGAGGAAGAACCCGGATACGGGGTTGCTCTCCAGCGGCTTTGATCGCGAGTTGATGGACGAGGCGACGAAGGTACTCAACGGTCACTGGGACGTGACTACAGGCGAGTGGGTCCTGGACAACATCGCAGGCGAGGCACCGGACCCGGCGAATCCGCAACACTTTATCAAGTCCACCGACCGACAGGGCAATCCGATGCGGATGGTCCTCAATGGAGCCGGACTGCCCGCGGGCGTGATCTCCAGCACGGGATACTATGCTGCGATCGGCGACAACTTCACCAATCGCGACCTTTCCGATCCTACCTACTGGGTTCCCATCGTGGGACCGACCGCCATTCCGCCGGATTATGACCTCGGCTCCGACTATGTTCGCGGGAATCTGATCACCTACGACGGAGCGGTCTGGCTGGTGGTCGAGTCCTACCCGGCACAACCGCCGGACCTGGACCCTGACTCCTACGTCGAGATGACCTCGTTCCTGGATCAGGGCAACTACAGCACCTCGGCGACCTACTACCAGGGCAACTACGTCCGGGATGCCGGATCAGCCACGACCGCCGGTAGCATCCGTGTGGAGAAGTACGACGAGAGCGATTTCCTTTTCCTGGGGATTCCAACGGTTATTTGATGCGTCAACTTTCAGGTGTACCGTACGGTACACCTCACAATTGAGATAGCCAAAGGTGACGATATGGCGGACGAAGCAAGAGTTCAGTTCAGCCTGACGATCCGGACGGGAAACCTCTCCGAGACGATTCAGGAGTCGTTCACCTTCGACGTCGCAGGCGTCAACGGTCCTTACCCCGGATCGGTTATCGCCACCGTGGACGGCACGGAGGTCGATCTCTCGGGACTGACCACTCCGGGAGCCTGCGTCATCAAGAACCTTGACGAGACCAACTTCGTCGAGGTCGGCATCTGGGAACCGGCGACCAGCAAACTCTACCCCTTCCTGGAGGTTGGACCGGGCGAATCGACGGTCTTCAAGTTCAGCCGCAACATCCTGGAGGAATACGAGGGAACCGGTACGGGAACGTCGGCTCCAACCAA